TCCATAACTGATGGTCCAGATGATACACCTCCTCCTGTTGTTGTCATTGTTACAGTTACATTACCTTGAATAGTTCCATTGTATGTATCTACTGCATATGTTCCAACACCAGCTCTTGTTAAAGTATTAGATGTATCCGTTTCATTTATATATAGACCTCCATTGGGTCTATCTTGTCTTGTGCCATTTGCATCACAAAAAGTAATGTTATATGCTTGTGGCTCTAATACCAAAGGTTTAATATCTAAGTCTGCACCACCAGTTCCATAAGAAGCAGTAAGTGTTTTAGATATAGGTTTTAAATCTATAGCACCAACACTTTCAGTTATCATATTAAATCCATCTGCTCTTGAGTAATCATTACAAGTTGTTTGTAAACAGTTAGCAACATCTGGAATGTATAATGTTTCACTTCCACCGCCTATGTCCCCTCCGTTTGCTCTAATTGTTCCAACGCCTTCGCTGTAGTTTCCAAAGCTACTTGTAGTAAATGAGGTAGTTTCTTTCCTCTTTTCTCTGCTCGGTGTAATATCCCTTTGCAAGCTCTCGGACTCAAATAATACTTTGGCAGCACTTCTCCAGTCTCCAAGACATCCGACAACGAACACACGCTTGCGTCTTTGTGGCACTCCGAAGTGTTGAGCGTCAAGAACTCTGTAGGCGAACCCATACCCGAGTTCAGCCATCCCTTTAAGGAGACAGGCAAAGTCCTCTCCTCCGTTACTAGAGAGAACACCTGGGACATTTTCCCATAAAAGCCATTTTGGCTTAAACTTGTCTGCAATTCCAAGATAGGTGAGCATGAGGTTTCCTCTGGGGTCTTCAAGACCTTTTCTAAGTCCAGCGACTGAGAATGATTGACAGGGAGTTCCTCCGACCAAAAGGTTGACTGGTTCATTTATATTCCACTCCTTAAATTTTGTCATGTCACCATAATTAGTAACATGTGGATAATGATGTTGTAATAACTGACTAGGGAATTTTTCTATTTCTGAAAAACCAATAGGTTTCCATCCCATGTCATGCCAAGCTACTGTTGCTGCTTCTATACCACTACAAACTGATAAATAATTCATTATAAATAATTTGGTTTAGAACATTTACATGGTCTATACCACCTTTGTATTTTTCTATCAAATTTACCACAATTTAAACATAAAAAATATTTCATAAATCCCAACCCCAACCCATAGTCTGACCCCATACTTCTATCTGTTGTTGGTATTCTGTCATCTCACTTGTGGTTAGTTTAGTTGTTGACTTTATAAGTTCTACAGGCATACCTGCAATTTCTGTTTGGTATCGTAAGAACTTATATCCCATGAGTTCGTGTATCTTATCTTTCTCAATGCCTAAATGGTTTCCTATGCTTGAATACAATTCCCATAGTCTTTCGTTTTGTTCTAGGCTACGATTAAGTTTTGCATCTGTAACTGTTACTCTCCATCTATGAGTAAAGTCAAGTGCTTTTAACTTCTCCACTAGCATTGGCAAGTTGTCTTTCGTTAGCGACCACTTTATCATCTCTCCATCCTTTCGTTTTAAATACTTGTCCGTCTTTAGAAGTTGCTTTGTATTCTATATCATTTCCAAACAATTTCTTACATTCTTTTATAAAATCATTTATGGTCATTTAGGTGGGCTCTCCTGGTAAGTTAATGATTTAGGATTATACCAAAAATTAAAGCTCCCTTCAAACTGGGCGTTCCTTTGTTTTTGGACTATACATTTTGCATCAGGAATTATACGCAAATCTTCTTCAGATGTTTTACCTTCTTCCCTAAGTCTCTCTTTAGTTCTGTTCCGCCAAATACATAATATCGCATCTGCGAGGTTACGAATATGGCTGCTGCCCATGATGCTTGTTGCATCAGGTATATCTTCTTCTGATTTTAATTTTCTTGTATGTGCCACTAAAAAAACGGTAATGTTTAAATCACGACATATCGTACATAGCCTATCTACAAATAATTTTTGGTTCTCTAACGACTCCTCACTAATATCACTCATTTTCATTAGGCTGTCTATTATAAACACTTCGCATTGGAGGACGTGTTTTCCGTAGTGCAGCGTACTGAACATATCTTGAGATGTTGTAACTCCCAACTGGTCGTAAATAAATAATTTATCTTTAGCCCGATTAACCCACGCAGAAATATACTCAGGTGTAGGCTCTGGTGAACCTAATGTCTGAATTAACATGCGACTAAGAGTAAGTACAGGTTTCATCTCAAGACTCGCAATTAAACATTTTGTGTCTTGTTTCATTAGAGATAATACAACTTGAGATAGCCACATAGATTTGCCATGTCCGCTGGGTCCGGTTGCCAAAATTAATTCCCCTTGACGAACTCTAAATTTTTCTTCAGTCTTTATCCAACCCAATGACCTACCAGCAAAAATATCTTCTGTAAAGTATTTATGTAAGTCAGACTCAAATACATCACTTGACTTTACTTTGAATTCTGCATGAGCATATCCATCATTGTAAAACTCTTGAACCGTTGCTTGGCTTACTGTGAGATTATCAATGACTTCACCTAAATTCATATTCCACCTTCCCAAACTTTACGAACTTGTTGCACATCACCATCATTCCATCTCTCTTGGTTAAGCAAAGTAAGTGGAGCTGGTGAGAAGCCATCTTTCCATGATTGAGTATCTTTCATTTTGTTTACATACCCTATCACTTCATCTGCTATAGCGTCAATGTTTTTGTTAGCCCACCTTTCCATACATGTTTTCTTATTAACCTTACGAACATTAGGATAGCTTTCCCAAAATTCTTCAAACCTATTGGTCGTTTTAACGACATATATATCTTCTCTTATCTTCTCTTCTCTTCTCTTCTCTATCCTAACAGGCTCATAGTTTTCGACTAGTAATCCTCTAGCAAATAGTTCTTTTGTTATTTTATCAACAAAATCAATAGGATAATGAAGTCTAAAAGCTATTTCAAACAGGTCTGGTAACACACCATCACTTTCAGAACCAAGACACCATAACTCTACTAAAACAGCTTTTTGTTCAAAAGATAACTTATGTATATCTATGTTATTTATGTAATCCGTACCATAAAATTTGAACCACGTCATCTTTTTTTGATAACGTGGGTTCTTAGGATTGTATAAATTAAACTTTTCCCAGTTCTTAATTTTGTACATGTTGTGTTCCTAAACTCATATCTAAAACTTGTTCAATAAGATATATTTCATTTTCTGTAAGCTCTAAACCACCATTAGTCAAACGGTTAGGTGCTTTACTAATAATTGTATTTAATAATACTAATGCGTCTCTTTCAACCATAATACTCTCCATAAAGTTAATAATGCCAAAAGACATTAACATAACTAATTCTAGTTGTAAACTAATTATTTGTTAGAAAATGCTTGACAGGTGTTTTTTATGGGTTTAAAGTGCATTTGTCAACTTTAGGAGAGAAACATGAAAATTTCAACAATGATAGTATTAGCAGTAGGTTTCTGGGTTTATGTAGCCTTTTGCCTTTGGGCTATGGGTAAGTTTGCAGGTGCAATATGAATAAATACTTATGGCTATTCCTTTTTGTGTTTTGGGGGTATATAATATGGCGAATGGTTTAGAACAAATAGCAGATATTCTTAAACGATTGAATGACGAACTTAAATTAGATAACGACAAATGGGAGAGAGCAAATGTCACAACAACAACACTACGACCAAGTAATGATGGAACAACACCAACAGGAAGTAATGAACACTTTAAAATTAGTAACAGGAGAGAAACAGATGAACTATAACGAACTACGCAAGATTAATGTATCAGACCATATTGAGAAAAAGAATGGTCTATCATACCTATCATGGGCTTGGGCTGTGGATACACTTCTACAGCAAGACCCAACTGCTTCATGGGGATATGGTGAGCCTAAACAGTTTGGTGAAACACTTATGGTATTCTGCACAGTCCATGCGTTTGGTAAGTCTATGACTGCACAATTACCTGTGCTTAACTTTAGAAACCAAGCTATTCCTAACCCTGATGCTATGGCAGTTAATACAGCTATGCAGCGTTGTTTAGCTAAAGCTATTGCATTACATGGCATTGGTCTTTATATCTATAGCGGTGAGGATATTCCAGAGTCAGAACAACCAACTCTAAAGGCAGTATCTAGCAAGGACTTCCTATGATAGAACAACGCACAGATGAGTGGTTTCAGCAAAGATTAGGCAAGGTGACAGCATCCAGAATATCGGATGTTATCGCCAAGACTAAAACAGGCGTATCTACATCTCGTCAAAACTATCTTATACAGCTTGTATCAGAACGATTAACAGGAAAGAAAGGTGATAGCTTTGTTAATCAAGCTATGTTAGACGGGATAGAAAGAGAAGATGCTGCAAGAAAACTGTATGAAATAGAAAAAAACATATCTGTTTCAGAGGTAGGGTTTTTTGAGCATCCTATTATTTCTATGAGTGGTGCTAGTCCAGATGGTGCAGTTCATGCAGAAATTGAAGGTAAGTATGCAGGGCTCATTGAAATTAAGTGCCCCATAGAAACTACCCATACCAATACGCTTATGAGTAAGTCAGTTCCTAGTAAATACATTCCACAGATGCAATGGCAATTAGCTTGTACTGGTGCTAAGTGGGTAGACTTTGTAAGTTATAATCCTAATTTCCCTGAAGAACTACAGTTATTTGTAGCAAGGGTTGATAGATGTAATGATACAATAGCAAACCTAGAGGAAGAGGTAGTTAAGTTCCTAGACGAAGTAGACGCAACAATTTTAAAACTAAAGGAGTAGTATATGGCTGAGTATAACAACACAAACACGTTTACATTAAACAAGAATGACAAAGGTGATAATCCTAAACGACCAGACTATAGAGGAAAGTTAAATGTAGATGGTATTGAGTTTACTTTATCAGGATGGGTTAGAGAAGGTGCTAATGGTAAGTTTATTAGTGGTGCTGTAGCAATGGTAGCTACAGATGAAAGACTTAAACCTGCTGTTGAAGGTGCAGATGACTTATCAGACGTTCCATTTTGATAAGTATTTTGTATTAGACATGATAGTCTAAAATGGTATATAATACGCATACCTTTCTAATATTAGGAGTAAACCATGAAAGTATGTCGTAGTTGTAATAAAGAAAAAGCATTAAATGAATATTATACTCACGCACAAATGGCAGATGGTTATTTAAACAAATGCAAAGTTTGTGTTAAAACTAGAGTAAATTTACATAGGGGAAACAACTTAGATGCGGTAAGGGATTATGATAAAAAACGTAATCTTTTACCACATAGAGTTGAAGCAAGAAAAACTTATTTAAAAACAGAAAATGGTAAGGCAGCTAGAAAACAGGCATTGTTAAATTATAAACACAATTACCCATTAAAATATGCTGCACATGTAATAACAACAAATGCAGTTAGAGATGGAAAGTTAATAAAAGAAACAAGCTGTTCTGAATGTAATTCAGATTATAAAGTTGAGGCACACCATGATAATTATACGAAACCTTTTGAGGTTAGATGGCTATGTGAACTATGCCATAAGGAATGGCATAGACACAATAAGCCAATTTATGAATAACTATTTGTTCATTACGTACATAGTCACTTCAAAGCCAAAACGCATTTCTGTAGCTGCTGGAGTTGTCCACATGGTATTTATCCTTAAGTAATATATTATGCTTAATTACACAATATAATAGAATTATACGCTTATGTGGGTCTACTAGACACCAGAAAAGCATGAAAGGTTTATAATGGATATACATAACTTAGAATTAGATATAGCGTGTTATGCAACTGCTGTGTACCATGAAGTTAATAATAGAACACTAGAAGAAAAGGTAGGTGTCATAAATGTCATACGTAATAGGTTACATACTGGTTATTGGGGTCGTGATGTATGCTCTGTTGTTTATGCTAATGGTCAGTTTATTGGGGTTACGGATGAACGTCATCCAGAAGTTAATACTAGGGCGTATTTGGAAACTAAACTTTTGGTTATTGATACGATTGTTCTTAATAAACATGCAAATCCAGTTGCAAATGCTTTATATTTCCATGATGACTCAATACCGCCAAAGAAAGAATGGTTTGGTAAACGCAAGAAAACGCACATAGGAAGGATGGTGTTTTACTAATGGCTAAAAAAGAACCTGTAGCATGGCTTTATGAGGAGTTTGATGTTAGGTCTGGTGATTTAAAGAAGTCTTATTTATGGTCATTTCATCCTAATCAGCTTTCATATTTAAACGACCTAAAGA